GCATGGGCTTGAAGTCCATGAGTTGCTCCGTGATCGAGAGGCCCGACAATGCGTCTGGAAACGCATCACGCATGGCCCAACCGCGAGCGCGCATTTGCAACATCCGGCGCGGATACGATGTCCACGGGCCTTTGTTGCCCCACAACTGCGCACGTTTTGCGTCCTCGACGCTGAACGTCCGAACGCATTCCGTCTGGCCTTTGCGTTTGATCATGCAACGCGCCATCTGTTTGTCCTCATCGATTGTCTCTTCGATGTTTTCAAACGCCGGATGCGCCCTGCATACCGCAAGCGCGGCATCGCCAAACAGGCTTGGCCGTCCGTTGATATACGCAATGCCACGGAGGGCCTGCATGGGCTTGAGGCCGACTTCGGCCCCGTGTTGGATGATCATCAACGCCGCTTCCGGCGAATCAATGCCCCGTGGGGCCATCTTGCTATTAATGATCCAACGGCATAGACGCATCAATTCGTCTACTGTGGTCATCTGTATCGTGCCTCCTTCGCCAAGGGCGATGGGTGTTTTCAATGCCTCGCTTTTGGCGAGTTGACTTGCTTCATTGTTCATGCTTTTCTCCTTTTCGTTGTTTGTGAGGATATTCCTCATTGTTGTTGTGCCGCCGCGAGCATGTGTCCTCGCGGCGGCTCTTTTTTCAGAACCGGACACTGCGGTTGCTTTCGTTGCGAATGAGCCAATGCTCCCAACGACGATTCTCCGCCATGCGGCGAAGCGCGCGATTGTAGCCGATGCGATATGCAAGGGCGACGATCAATGGCAACGCTGCTGTCAGCGTTGCGATAACGACCAAGAGGTATTCACTCACAGGTATTCCCTCCTCTCTGTCATACTGTGCTGACGATAGGCCAACATGTATTCGCGGCAACGTTGCCGACAATACGCGCTCCACTTCGTATCGATGCGATCGACGTTGCGCATGTTGAACCATTTTTTGATGCCGTCGAGCAATGCCACGCTTATGTCGATCATCACGCTACGACTGTAGGTGATGCGCACTTGCTTGGCCCACGATTCTTGCTCGACCCACCAATCTGTAGGCTTCGGCAATTCGTCATCGTTGAGCACTTCCGGCTCCTCCGTTTGCGGACATCCGCAAGGCACTTGGGCAATCAAACGACCGCCGTCTATGTATTGCGTGACGTATCCGCTGTTTCTGCATGTCTCACAGAATGTGGGATCATGCGTGTCTCTGTCTTCGTCTAACTGTGTCATATGTTGTTTGTTTTTCTTGTTGTTGTTTTCGGCGCGTTACTTTGTTTCGGACGTATCGTGCGCCTCGATAACATCCCTCATCCATGCGCTGCGCGATTTGTCGCCGCGCAAGGAATCGAGTTTGTGCCAATGCGTAGGACGCAAGGCGATGCTGGCGGTGATAACGCGATCGGGACGAGGCTTGCGCCCCGCGCCTTCACGTTTGCCGCCCCGACTTGTGGGAGCGTGTTGCTCCTCGGTGTGTTCGTTTGTGCTCATATAGCATCCGAATTTTGACTGACTAAACAATGCGTAGCAAGGAATACTTGTTAACTTAATACTCCAAGCCTCGCTCGATGCGTTCGGCGCATGAGTTGCAGATTGCATACTGCCGCCGGAGGCGAACAAGCCTGCCGCAACCCTTGCACGTTTTCTCGACGCTCTCGCGTTGCACTTGGTCGTAGAACTCGCGGACATCGGGATCGTCGCAATCGTGCCAATGGCCGAAGTTGTCATCATAGAGGCTACTCATAATGAGGCCTCCCATCGTTTGAATTGTCGGACGCGCCTTGGCGTTCCTCAATACAGACATGCCATTCACCGCCGTCTGACCATCCTTGAGGAATGAATCCCTCGTCATGGTAAGCCGTTTCGATGTCCGGCAACGAGGCCATGGCGCGATGTCGCGCCGGAGCCTCTTTGCGATTGCGCGCCTCGACCACGGCTTTTGCCGCCGTCAAGTATGTCTCTGCCGCCTCCTGTGTCGGGAAACGGAGCGACCCGTCGAGCGTCCAGACGTCATACCACCAACCGCCCTCCTCTGGACCGCCGTATCGTTGCTCTTTCCGATACAACGAAACGAAACGTGCTTTCGCTTCATCGTATTCGGGTTCTGCTCGCAGCAATTCTGCAAGCTCTTCCATCATGTCATTGCTCATTGTGTTGTTGTTGTTATTGCCAACGGGCTTTGCCCGATAGCAGGATTGCTTTGCCGACTATCATTCGTCCCGCGAGGCGAGACGCTTGCATGTTGACGGGAAGGCGCATTAGCAATCCTTCCTCGTTCACAAGCAGTTGGATATGAGGATTGTGCGCTGGCACGACCATTTCGACGTAACCGCCGACAATCGCCTGTGCTTGCTCCAGCGTTGGACGTTCCTCGCGTTCATGGAACTCGATCAAATCGCGTTCCGTGTCATCGTTAAGTGCTGGCACGATCATTTGAACCACCGATTAGCGATTGACTTGCCGAACTCAATGACCGCCTTGGAATGAATTTGAGGAACGATGAATCCCTCACTCATCCAATAACGGATCAAGCACATGGACATGAGCGCGCATACCGCCTTCCGATATTCAACGGGATAGTAACTGCCCGTGCAGTAATCCCATTCCTTGCGCTCATTGTTGTATGTCAGACGTCCGCTGTATGACATGCGACTTGCTGCGTCGATGTCTTCGGCGGTAATCGATGCCTCGCGCCATTCGACTGCATTGATCAAGATGCGCGATTGATCGAGAAGCTTTGTGATTGCACGGCTTTCGCTCATGTAATTCCGAATGCCTTCGCGATCGGCGTAACTGGTAACGTAGTTTCTTGCATCAAGGCCAGGCCGACTACGCGCAAATTTGCGCAAAGCCGTTAGCATGTCGCTGCGTCTGCTGTTTGTGATTTGTGTTTTCATCATATTGCTTGAAACGACAAAACGGGACGGGCCTTTTTATGACCCGCCCCGTCTCGTCTGATTAATTAGGCTGCTTTCTCCTCCACGTTGAAATGCCGACGAATTGCGGCACACGCTGCTTGAGCGCGGAAGCCGCGACCCATGAACGATCCGACTTCAAGACCGAGGTCGGAGCATATGCATTCTTGCACAGTCAAGCCGTAGAAGGCTTGGATGCTGTCGATGATGTTGCCCTTGTTGTCGAACAACGTGGACTTGTAATCGCTCGGATCGCTCTCGATCGTGCGAATGAAACGCTTCTGCAATGCTTGCGGAAATGCGTTGAGCAATTTCGGATCGAACACGGAATGTCCGTCTCCTCCGATATGTTCAAGCAATGCAAGGATTGCTTCGCGTTGTTCGTTGTTGAATCGCGATTGATCAACTGATGCGTCGATCTTCGCCGTGTCTGTGCCGTAGTCTCCTACGAATTGCGTTGTCTTCATGTTGTTTGCTTTCGTTGTTGTTTCTGTTTCGTGTTAGGCTCCGATGCTGTTGCTCGTCACTCGACGTTCAATCACGGAGCAAATGTCCATCAAAACGCTGTTGAGCGTTTGCATCGATTCGCCGCCGCTCGCTGCGCGTTCGGCGTCTTCGACTTTTTCCTCAACTGCATTGAGGCGTTCCTCGATGTCTGTCGAATCAAACTCGTTGATTCGTTCGACTTTGTCCTTGAGGTCGGAGATGTCGTCCTCAAGGTCACTCATGTCGATTTCATCAATACGATCAGTCGCGCTCTCGATCCGATCGTCGAGGTCTTCGATTTCCTCGCGAACGATTTCGAGCACGAACTTGCGCAAGGCATCGAGCACGGGCGTCTTGGGTGTCGCAATCGACAACCACGATATGCGCTGCGCCTCCTCTAACGTTTCGCAATATACCGTCTCCTGCGTCTCGACGTTGAAGACTTTGAACATCGTCTTGACGAGATCGACGGGCGTGCCGTCTTTGTGCGTGTCGCCTTGTCGCGTCATCTGGACTTTGTATGTCGGCAGGATGCGCGAGTTTTGATTGACCATCGTGTATTCGTGTTGCTGTGTCATATTTTTTCTTTCTGATTTTGTTGTTGTTGTTGTTGTTGTTCGGAGCGTTGCTCCCTGCTCGCCCCGTCGAAACGGGACGAGTGTGGGAACTACGATTCTTTGCCGTGAACCGCCTCGATGAATTTTGAGCGATTGAAATTGCCGTTCATCTTGTCGAGCGCGTCGATGATCGAGACATATGCCTCGCGAATCGCGGCACGTTGTTCGGGGTTCTTGTTCGACTTGATTGCGTGACGCATCGCGTCTGCCAATTCAATGTACTGTTTTCGTGTCATGGGTTTGATGGGTTGAGGATTAAGCCGCCGAACGTGCATAGACGCGCTCGACAATTTCGGTGACGTATTGCATGAGCAATCCGTGCTTGCGACAAATCGCGAGCACCTTGCGCTTGCGTGCTATCGGCGTTGCGCATGCTTTGATGCTGCGAACGTGTTGAGGTTGGTTGAGCAATTCAAACATTGCATCAACTGTCATGTGAGTGCCCAAATTGTTAAGGGCCTTGCGTTGCTGTGCGTATGTCATTCTTTTCATTGTTGTGTCTTTCGTGTTGGTTGTTGCTGTTAGTAGGTGAAGCCAAAATAAACGACTGTGCTGCCCTTGAGCATGCGTCCGGCGCCTCCGGCATCGCAGACATCGAGGCAGCAATACTTCTTGCTGCTCCGATCATACTCATACTTGCGATAGACTTTGGCGTTCGGGTTCCGCTTGAGGGTGAACCAATCGCGACTCGTCAGCTTGGCGAGCGTTGTCGATTGGCAATGGTTGATGTCTTCGATGTTTGTTTTCATTGTTGTTGCTTTCGTTGTTCGTTGTTACTTCTGCGAACCCACCGAGACCACCTCGATGTCGCTCGCGAGAAATTCGTTGCCGAGGCGCGCAGCCTTGCGGAGAAATGCTTTGAACGCTTGAGACGTGTTGAACACCAACGGGAATGTCTCGACGTTGGCGAACGTGACGCGCCCAGTTGCTTGATCGATGCCGCTGACTTGTTGTCCGTTGATGACGAGGAGAAACGATTCGGAGCCTTTGCGTGCGGCGTTCGTGTTGCCCAATCCGTGGGGGCGGTAATCGCGTTTTCTGATGAGGCGTTCCCGTCGATTCATTTGCGGTGATTTTCGCTATATGTTGTATGGATGACCAACAAATTAATCAGACGTTTTCTGTAAATCGTTGATTTGGACAGTGTTAAAACCACGACTTTTTTCAAACGGGACGCGCCGAAAATCGACGATTTTTGACCTCACGCGAGAAACGATTGTTTCTCATTTTTCAAACGGGTGTTTCTTTCTAACGGGCGTTTCCATTGAAGAAACGATCGTTTGAGGCTGATTGTGTTTGATTTTTTGAACATCAAACGCTCGTTTCATTGCTCGCCATTGCTCATTGCTTGTTTTCTGTGTCATATGCGCCGAAAAGTGCTCGCTTTTTGAAACGCCGAACAACATCGAACAAGCACGAACAAGGCAAAACGCTTGACTCATTCATCTGAAGTGAGACGTTCGCCAACATGAAGACTTTGGCGCGCCTTGTCATACACGGCAACTGTGGGCAATGGGCAAACGTGATGCGAGGCGCGCTCCTCTGTTTCCTCCTTGCTTTGCCGTCCGGTTGTGCGGTAGATGCAATTCAACTCGGCTACGACATGAAAGAGCAACGCATGACGTTGACCATGCCAATCCGATCAACCAAAGGATACGCAAAATGAATTGGAAAACATCGATCACGGGAATTCTCACCGTCCTCATCTCGGCTGCAAGCATTGCGAAGTCATTGCTCGACGGTAGCTCAATCAATGATCTGCCGACACATATTGCAGCGATCACTGCGGGTCTTGGTTTGGTGTTCGCAAAGGACGCCGCCAAGTAATACGGCCAACATAGGTGAACGTGTTCGCATGGTTGCGCGGACTTTTGCAAAGGCCATCCGAACGTGGCCAGACGATCAATTCTCCGAACTCGTTGCCGCCGTCCTCAACGAGCAAGCCAAACGCTACGAAGCCAAACGCAAACAACTTGCCGGAGAAAAAATATCCCGAAACGTTCAAGCAAACGCCAAACGTCTCGCCGCGAAAAATTGAGCCGGAATTAATCGTCATTCATCATACAGACGGCTCATACGCCGGAAGCGTGGCATGGTGCCTCGATCCGGCGAGTCGCGTGTCATATCATTGCATCATTGCACGGGATGGACGCCGGACTGTGCTTGCTAAACCCACGCAACGCACATGGCACGCTGGTAAAAGTAGTTGGAAGGGCCGAAGCGACTGCAATTCATTTAGCGTTGGTGTCTCTTTTGAGGGCAACACATACACAGACCCTCTTGAGCAACCAGCGATCGATTCGTTTCTTGAATATGTCATACCAATCATGCGCGAGCACGGCATCGCTCCGACAGAAGTCACAGATCATCGAACGATTGCGCCTTCGCGCAAAGTTGACATCGAGCCTCATCAATTGGCTTCGCTTAAATGGCAAATCGAAAAAGCGTTCAAGAGGTGAAACGCATGAACGGCAAAACTCTTGAGATCGAACGCGAAGAAAACGGGTTCGCGGAAATAAACGCGCAAGCCGTGCGCGCTGCTATAATCCGATGGGAGAAGCGGCGCGGTTTGTATATTGAGAAACTTCACAATGATTTTCTGTTCGGCAAAGGCAGCAAACGGAGAAAACGAAACGATGAGTGTGAATAATGGAAGCAATGGCACGAACGGGAGCAACGGCACGAACGGAGTCCGCAAACTTCGCTTTGATTCAAAGTTTGCCGCGCTCTCCGAAGCGCAGCACGCCGAGATAATTCAATGGTGCGCGCAGGAGGGTTATCGCAAAGCCGCCGAACGAATCAAAAGCACGTTCGGTTTCTCAACAAGCATTTCGTCTCTGCAATCGTTTGCGCGTTGGCATCAACGCAAGTCGGGCCAAAATGCATTTCAAGAATTGCTGACGTTTGCGCGAGAGGACGCAGGCATAGACGATCGGCAATTGCGCCTTGAATTATTCGCGGAGATGAAACGGCGCGCCTTGATGACCAACAATTTCGATTTGTTGCTCGCTGTAATGAAAGAGGAAGGACGCGACCTCGATCGAGTCCTTGCCGAACGTCGAGTCAAAGTCATGGAGGAATCAGCCGAACATGCCAAAGACACGATCGATAGTATTCGCGCAGACGGAGGATTAACGCCCGACACGTTGCGCCGGATCGAAGAAGCGGCGCGTTTGTTATGACAAGCAACGATGTAATCTCTCGATGCATCCTCGCCGGAGGAATTTATATTTTCGCCTTTGTAATGTTTGTCATGGTTTTGAATTCATGCGCAACGCGCAAAGAACCAGACCTTAATCAATGCCCTTTCTGTGGTGAACGAATTCGATGAGACCATCATGGGTGCCATTAGATTTCGCGGGGAAATGTAAAATCTTCCCGAAAGAAAACGTTGCTCTTTTGCCGTATCAAAAGGCGTGGGTTGAAGATCACTCGCGTCTAAAAATTTGCGAGAAGTCGCGGCAAATCGGATGGTCGTGGGCTGAAGCATTTCGCATATGCCGAAAGCAAAGTCTAAAAAATGCTCCGCTCGATCATTGGGTGAGTAGCCGTGATGAAATACAGGCGAAATTATTCCTTGAAGATTGCAAGGCGTTTTCGTCCGTCTTGCAAATCGGCGCAAGCGACCTCGGGCAACAAGTGGTCGATCATAACGGCTACACGGCTTATGTGCTGTCGTTCGCGAATGGCAGACGCATCCACAGCATGAGCAGCAACGCAGACGCACAAGCTGGTAAGCGAGGCGGTCGCACGCTCGACGAATTCGCGTTGCACAAAGACCCGCGCAAACTTTATACGATCGCCTACCCCGGCATTACATGGGGAGGCGATTTATCTATATTCAGCACGCATCGCGGCACGAACAATTATTTCAATCAGCTGATCAATGAAATAAAGCACAAGGGAAATCCAAAAGGCTTTTCGTTGCATAGCATCACGTTGCAATCTGCGCTCGATCACGGCTTCCTTTATAAATTGCAAGGCAAGTTGCCGGATTATGATCCTCGATTGCAAATGGATGAGGCCGAGTATTTTGATTTCATCCGCATGGGTGCGGCAGACGGCGAATCGTTTGCAGAGGAATACATGTGCCAGCCGAGCGATGACGCAACGTCCTTCCTGTCATACGAATTGATTGACGGCGCAAAATATTCAGAGGCAGAAATGTGGGAAACGGATTTAGAGGACGCGCTCAATCCTCTTTATGTCGGCGTGGATATCGGTCGCTCGCACGATTTGACTGTGATTTGGGTTATTGAAATGGTGAGTGGCATCGCCATGACTCGTCGCGTTGTTGAAATGAAGAATGAAACATTCAACGCACAGGAGGCAGAATTATATCCGCTGCTTGAATTGCCGCAGGTCCGAAGGTGTTGCATTGACGCAACGGGCATTGGCGCGCAGTTTGCCGAACGCGCAAAGCTCCGAGACAACGGATGGAAAGTCGAACCTATAACTTTTACAAACCAGATGAAACAAGACCTGGCCTACCCTGTAAAAATGGCGCTGGAGCGCAAGGCGATACGGATTCCAAACCGCAAAGAGATCGCAGCCGACCTCCGCAGCGTTCGACGAACCAACACCTCAAGCGGGTCAATTAGGTTTGAAGGCGAACGAACGTCAGAGGGTCACGCCGATCGTTTTTGGGCCTTGTCTCTCGCCCTCTACGCAAGTAAGTCGGAGAAGGTGTTCTCCGCTACTCTAATCTAACTTATGACCAAGATTCTTTCCGGCCTCCGCTCTTTTTTCGGCAAGAGCGTTACATTTGAGCAAGCCGTTCAATTATGGACGCGCGGAGTCGATAGCGCATCGTCTCAAAGCATAACCGAAGCATATCGGCAAAGCACTTGGGTTCATTCAGCGATTAAAGCCGTGACTGCGCCGATCAAAGGCGTGTCCGTTCGATTTTACGCAAATGATTTAGACCTCGACGAAAACAATGCCGTAGTCGCGTGGTGGCAGAATCCCGCCGTCAATATGACATTGAGTGAATTTGTCGAAAGCACAGGCGGTTGGCAGAAATTAGCTGGCGAAAGTTTTTGGCTTCTTGACGATACATGGTTTGAATCTCGCGCCGACAAAAACAAATTGATCATGGCGAGGCCGTTAGACATGCGGCACATAATTCAAGGCGGTCAATTAGCCGGATGGGTCTACACGGACGCAGCCGGAACGCAGCATAATTTGTTGCCGGAAGAAGTGATTCACATGAAACAATGGAATCCTTACAATCCGTGGCGCGGTTTGGGTGAATTAGACGCAGCGCGCATTGCCGTTGAGACTGATTACGCTGCTGGCAAATACGCTCGCGACACGTTTAGAAACGCCGGAGACGCTGGAGCTTATGTCACAAGCAAAAGCGGCATGCCAAGCGAGGCGCAACAAACGCAAATCGTCGCAGCATTGCGCGAGAAACGCGCTGCTCGTTTGCGCGGAGACTATCGCCCCGTGTTCCTCGCCGGAGACATCGCCGTTACCGATCCACAAGTGCAAGCGCCAGATGCCGCATTTGTTAGCAATCGTCAATTGTCGCGGCACGAAATTTTCATTGCGTTCGGAGTGCCAGCAAGCATGTCTGATGTCATAGCAAGTTATTCAATCGGCAGCGCGAGCGATATGTTCCGATTGATCAGCAACACTTGCATCCCGTTGAGCGATAGCATTGCCGCGACTATAAATCGCGTCTTGCTTATGCAATACGGCAACAACCCATTGGTGCGTTGTTATTTTGATTGGGACGAGCATCCCACAATGCAAGCCGTTCGACGCGAACGCATCGATGCCGCAGTCAAATTGTGGAACATGGGCATGCCAATGGATAAGGTGAACGATTACCTCGACATGGAATTGCCGGAATTTTCGGGATGGAATCGGTCTTATTTGCCGATGAATTTAATGAGCAACGAGCCTCAAGAGATTGAGGATGATCAACCCGAGATAAACGAAACTCCCGAGATTGCAGACGTTGTTGAAGATATGTCGGCTGCTTTTGCTCAACGGAAATTAGAGTCCAAAGCAACGCCGAACCTCCGGCCAACAGCGGAGATGGCGTCAGAGGCTGCGTTGGGTTTGAAATGGCGCGAAGAATATGGACGAGGCGGCACGCCTGTCGGCGTTGCGCGTGCAAGAGACATAAAGAATCGTTCCGAATTATCTCCCGACACAATTGGCCGCATGGTTAGTTTCTTTGCCCGTCACGGATCGAATCGTTCCGAGCATTATGACGGCAAGGAAAACGATGGAGGGCCGACTGCTTGGCGCATTGCGTGGCAATTGTGGGGTGGTGACGCTGGCCGCGATTGGAGCGAAAACAAATGGGCGCAAATTAATGACGATGAGGAAAAAGATGCGCCGGAAACAACGCGAGCGATCAATGACAATATTGAACAACGCGCAATGCTTTGGAATCAATTGACTCGCACACGTTCGGCAGCAGAGAAAGCCTACCAAAACAAATTTACGCGAGTTCTCATCGATGCTCGGCGCGAACAGATCGCGAAAATCGAAGCGCACGGATCGATGTTTGGCAGCGGTCAAAAAGCGTTGAGCGAGGCATTGGTGTTTTCGTTGAACCCATTCAAAAACAAACTCAAGGCCGCATATCGTCAAGTCACCACGGCTGTATTGCCGGAGGCCGTCGAGCAAGCGAACAACGAGCTCAAGCCAATTGCGCCGAAGCCGTCAGCTGGCGCGCCGAGTGCCGAAGTATCGCCTTGGAAAATGCCGCCAGAGAAAGCAATTCGATTTATTGAACAACGTGAAAATGTAATGGCTGGCATTGCTGATGACGTTCACAAGCAAATCATGGGCATCATCGAAGAGGCCATGCAGCAGCAATTAGGTGCAACGCAGACAGCCAATTTAATTCGTGCGAAATTCAATGAGATCAGTAATGGGCGAGCCAAAACGATTGCGCGAACAGAGACGGGCGCGGCTTATGGGTTCTCCCGCGAGGCGGCAATGCAAGCGGCTGGCATCCAATATAAAGAATGGTTGAGCACGCCCGACGATCGTTGCCGTGAAACTCATCGAGCAGCCGATGGACAAGTCGTGGGAATCGACGAAACGTTTCAAGTCGGAGGCGCGGCTCTTATGTTCCCTTGCGATCCGGCTGGACCGCCCGAAGAAATAATTAATTGCCGTTGCGTGCAAATCGCGGTAAGTCAGCCTTAATTATGGAAGCACCAGCAGAAAAGTTCAGCGTTTGTAAAACGTGTGGGCAAGTCGTGCTTGCAGCCGAAGCACCCGCAGAAATTAATCCCATCGCAGCTTTGCAAGAGGCAAAACAAATCCACGAAGCTATCGCAGATTCCGTTGATAAACCGAAAGCGAAGCGCGTGAAAAAATCGTGAAGCTACTGCGCACAATTCATCCCGAGGTTCGCACACTCGACGAAAAGCAAGGCATCGTCGAATACGTTGCCAGCGACGAGACGATCGATCATTACCGCGAAGTTATAAAAGCGGACGGGTGGAAATTTGATTTCTTTCAAAAGAACGCGCCTTTCCTCGATTCTCACAGCAACAATTCCATCACGGCATTGCTCGGCAAGGTGATTGATTTTCGCGTTGAAAATCGTCGCCTCGTCGAAACAGTCCAATGGGCTTTGGAGGCTGGCGAAGATAATCCGCTAATTAAATTCGGATGGAAAATGACAAACGGCGGCTTCCTCAAGGCCGTCAGCGTTGGTTTTTTCCCCGTTCGCGCAATTCATCGCAACGAAAACGGCGGTCGTGATTTGACTCGCATGGCAACCGACATGGGCATTGCCAAAGATCGCGCCGATCGCATTGAAAAGATTTTTGTCGAACAACAGCAGATTGAATTGTCTGCTTGTGTAATCGGAGCGAACCCGTCTGCATTGGCTAAAGCTTACAAAGCCGGATGCCTCAACGATGGAGACATCGACGGCTACGCGAATCTAATTTCCTCTGCTAAAACGCAGGCACAACCAGAACTCGGAGCACCACACGATGCCGCTGCACCGAATAACGTAGGGCGGCATCAGCCTGTTCAGCGGAGGGAAACTCACCAGCGTGGATTCCTCGCGGAGCTCACGCGCATCCTCAACGAAATCTAAAAATATGGACGAAATCACCAACAACGCTTTTGAAGAAAAAGTTCTTTCTGGCGTTAAAACCCTCGCGGAAAAATCAAAGTCGATCGAAGATCGCCTTGAGAAAGCCGCTACCACCGACGATTTGATTGCGCTCAAAGGCGAAGTCGAAACGTTGCAAAACGAAACCCGCGCCCTGCGCCGCAAGAGCCTTTCCGCTCCGGCGAACGCTCGCAAAGGCCAGATCAGCGAAGACGCCGCTCGTTATATCGGCGGTCTGACTCTGCTTTCCGGTCTGCGTGGCGGTCAATTGTCCGGCAGCCGTTCCGAAGGTCTTTGCAAAGACATCCTCGGAGGCGAAGCCGAATTCAAGGCCGCGCTTACGACCAGCGACATTCCGCTTCCTGTGCAATACAGCGGCGAAGTCGTTGAACTCGTCAATGCGTATGGCGCTGCTCGTCAATTCGGAACTGTGTTCCCGCTTGGCGCTGGCAGTGTGAAACTCCCGAAACTCACGACTGATCCGACTTTTGGTCTGATCGCGATGAGCGCGAACATCCCCGAGAAAAGCCCCGCTTTCACTTGGGTCACGTTCAACGCCGAAAAATTCGGCGGCATCGTGCGCGTTCCTTCCGAAATCGACGAAGACAGCATCGTGTCTGTCGGTCAATTCGTTGCTCGCTACGCTGCGCGCAACATGGCATTGGCCGAAGATCACAACTTCTTTGTCGGCACGGGAGCCGGAACTGGCATCAACGGCAGCGTCAAAGGCTTGGCCTTGTCGGTCATCGACGCTGGCGAAGTCGTTCAGCAGCCCTCGACCAAAACCAAGACCAGCGATGTTACGCTCGCCAATGTGCGCGCTATCCGTTCGCTCGTCGCGACTCCTGCCCTCCTCCGTGGCGCATATTATGCGCATCCGAGCATGGAGCAGGCCTTCAGCTCGTTCAACACGGCTGGCGATATGCCATACCAAGCGAACGCAGCCCAAGGCGCGACCCTCGACGGCTTCCCGATTCGTTGGGTTGACACGCTTCCCGCTTACAGCACGACCGCTCAAGCTGGCAAAGTCTACGTCTTGTTCGGAGACGTCAGCTACCAGTATCTCGGCGTGCGCGGCGGTATGCGCTTCGACACCTCTCGCGAGGCTGGTTTCACCACGGACGAAATCCTCATCCGTGCGCTGGAGCGGTTCACGATTGGCCTCATGGCAGACAATGCCGTGAGCGGCTTGCAGACTGCGGCCTCCTAATCGTCGCCTCACACTCTGGTTGGCGGGGGTTCTCCTCCTTCTCCCTCGCCAGCCAGCAGTGAGGCATCGAATTTGTGAACGCAGGCTTATCTAATCTCGCATATCTTAAAGATCGGCTTCTGCTGGCATCTGATGCTGCCGGAACCGATTTAGATGATGCCGTGCTTGCGTTAGGACGCGCTGTGGCGGGCTTTTTTGAAACGGAATGTGATCGCACTTTTGAACGTGCGGTCAATGCCGTCTACGAGGCTCCGGCAGATCGCAGTTTTGTAATTGTGCCGCGCTATCCTCTTGAATCGGTCACGACCGCGCAAATTCGCGACAATCTGACCGATGGCTGGAAAGCGGCTGATTTACTTAACATCCTGCCAATCTCCGGCATGGTCTATTTCAACGGAGACATGGGCGTTTATGGCAGCACGGCTCGCGTGACTTACACGGGAGGCTATTGGTGGGATACGACCGAAGACAACAGTGGCACGCAGCCAGCCGGAAGCACGATCGTTCCGCAAGGCCTCGTCTTGTTATGGGTTCAATTTTGCAAATATTTATGGGATCGCAGCAGCATCGAGAATAGCGCGAAAGCCGGATTTACGAACGAGCTT